GCCGCCCATGACGGGCGGCCCTCATTAAGATCAATCCTTGATCACTCTGGGCCCTCACTTTAAGGGTCGGACTTAATGCACTTTGGAGCATATTTTATGACTCGTGTCAGAACAGACTCAACCCCTACCGTTAACGGAGCCCATAAGAATTACCGGAATGGTAGTTATTATGGAACAACATCATATGTAGATACAGATCGATATTCGTCGACCTGTTCTGATGTTGTAACCCCTAACTTTAGGCAGAGAGTTAAATCTGGCGCGGTGATTAACAATCCCTGTTCCATCGTAGTCGATCACCAACAAGTTAATGGTTCAGGCTATGCGTCTTCGCTTAGACTGGCCAATAACTGGTTATACGAAGTATATGGTGATGGATCTGTAACTCAGTGGTACTTACAAGTTTGCGCTGGTAACCTCGATTATGGGGATACCAGTCCGGATGGCGTAAGTGAGTTGATCTCCCAGCTAAAGCACTCTGCTTTAGACCGGGTCGACAAAACACCATACTCCTTCGCCGAAGATATTGGTGAGTTGAGAGAGACTATAAATTTCTTACGAAATCCATTAGGCTCTCTCGCTAAACTCTCCAGTAGATATAAGCGTGCCGTTAAACACGCCCGGTTGTTAAACGGGCGGGTTATTCGTAGCCTTGCAGAAGCTTCTGCTAATGTTTGGCTCGAATATCGGTTTGCTGCTATGCCACTCCTTCGAACAACGCTAAATTTGTATGAAGCGTTGCCAGAGGAAGTACATAGACCTCGGCGTCAAACTGCACGGGCTTTTGGCAAAATCGATACATCGATGAGCCTTCAGCCTCAGACCATTCAGTATTACAGTAACAACACATGTACTTTTAATGTGTCTACTATTGTTGAACGGGAAGTGCGGGTAGGATGTCTCTATGAGGTAAGTAATCCTCTAGAAGATATTTACTATAAGTATGGCATTAGGTACAAGGACATACCAGAAACGGCTTGGAATCTTCTTCCCTTGTCGTTTATGGTAGATCGTGTCGCAGATATTAGCGGCACGATCAGAGGTCTTACAAACCTACTTGATCCTAGTATTAAGTCCCTTGCAGGCTTCGTCGTCACTAAAAGCAATACAGTTAAATCAACTGCATTGACTGGTATTGACGCCGTAGGATACACAAGCAGTGTATCTCCCGACCTTATCTTTGATAAGGACTTCTCTTATTCTAGAGATATTTGGGTACCTGGTTATGCCGATGTTGTTCCCTCCCTTAATCTGGGGGGTTTAACATCAAGTGTAACACGAACCACTGACCTACTTACCTTAATATTGACGAATTTCTCGTCAAGGGGTAAGGCAATCCAATATAGGCGTTTTTAATTCGCTTATGTTGGCAGGTCATACAAACTGGGTCTTGAACCCAGTATAACTAAGGAGGCATTATGCCTATTAACGGAGCCACACCGATCATCGGTGGAACTTTCGCGACACCTACCGGAGGAACAGCTGATACGCTGTCCGCCAGTGGTGACTCACAAACCATGAAAGCCCGTTTCGATGCTGATACAGAGTATCTTACATCAAAGACGGTCACTTTTACGGTCAAGGAGCCCTCAGTTAGTGCTAACGCACCTGGTGGTTACACCCAAGCCCGACGTGCTGCTTATTGTCTGTTCCCGTTGGAACTCGACAATGGCAATACGACTAAGAACTCGGTTAAAATCGAGCTCTCAGTTGATCCGGAAGCAACCGCTGCTGAAATAGCAGAATACCGGTTGGTTGCCGCTCAAATCCTTGCTGACACAGATTTCGATTCCTTCTGGAATCTTGGTCTGAATGAGTAGGATGGGATGGGGTTCACTTCTTAAAAGGAGATGACCTTATGAGTACATTAATGCAAAAACTAGGAAATAACCTATGCAAAATGTTCAAAAGAAAGTTAAAAAACGTTCGTTCTTTAACCCCGACGAGATCGCAACTTCAATCTCATCGGCCATTACCAGAGACATGGATAACCGCACTTTTTTGTTTGATCATAGCGGGGACCATGGCGCTCGCCACTTTGGCGCTGATACTCAGATAAGAGACATACTTAAACGGTATGTTCCATTTGAGTTCGATCAAAAAGACCTCGATGAGCAGACTTACGGCGTGTTTCACGACGTAAATCAGCACATGTATGTACACAACAATTCTTTTCCATACATTTTGGATGGAATTGTTCGAGAGCCGCCGTTCGATGTGAACGTACCGACTTCCGAGTGTGTACAAGAGGAACTTTTTGGTAGGGTTATGTTGTCGGCTAAGTTTCTGTGTGAACAGATCCTTGGTCGTGTCAACATGGATGAATATTATGCTTCTTGCAGAAACGCAAGTGGTATAACCATCGGTACCAAGTATTTCGATACTTCGATGGAAGCAAAATTCACCTATCCCATCAGCACCACATGGAGCGCTGAATCTCGTTTCAAGGCCTTACTCAAGCAAGATAAACAACTTGCTTGTAGCATTGAATCTTTAAATGCTAATGTTCGCAACTGCGACAAGTATGACTTGGTACGAGGCTCTCGAGCTACTACTGTCGACAAGACCGTCACGAAGAGGCGCATGATAGCAATTGAACCTACTGTAAATATGTACTTACAGCAGGGACTTATGCATTGCATGTACTCTCGTTTACGTGATTTTGGTCTTGATGTAGCAACCCTCCCTAACCGACACAAATCGCTCGCTAAAAAGGGAAGTATCGATAATAGTTTATCTACGATCGACTTCTCTAGTGCGTCCGATACTGTTGGTTATAAATTAGTCGAATGGATCCTTCCAGACGACTGGTTTAATGTACTAGACGAAGTCCGTTCACCAGAAATGTTTGTTAATGGTGGATGGACAACGCTGCACATGTTTAGTACAATGGGGAATGCGGGAACTTTTCCGCTGGAAACGCTCATTCTCTATTGTCTCTCGTCAGCAAGTCATTTCCATACCACAAGGGCACGATGCGGTGATTCAATCTTCGTTAACTATGAAGATTACCGCGCGTGCTCCGTGTTTGGAGATGATTGTATTTTGCCGACCAAGTCTGCGCCCCTTTTCATTAAGGTGGCAAAAGAACTTGGGTTCCTTGTGAATGAAGAAAAATCATTCTTTGGAAACGAGTACTTTCGAGAATCCTGTGGTGGAGACTACTACCACGGGTTCGACGTTCGGCCCTATTCCTTTAGGGCCCCCCACAGCACTGCCCTCTCCTCCTTGGAGCCCTGGCTGTATACGATCTGGAACAATTTTTTACCGAGATACAAGTTGTATTTCGGGGATTGTTCCTACATATACGAGTCTGAGTTCTTCAGGACGATGGTGGCGTTGTTCCGGCAGTATAACCTAAGGATAAAGGTTGTACCACCGGACCATCCGACGGATGCTGGTCTCGACATCAGTGATGATCTCGAGCGATTCGTGCTTTGTTATAATCCACCGCTCTCGCGGATAGATATAGACGAGCACGGAACCATACGGTACCAATATTGTAACTTCAAATACAAGAAGTCACGACGTTGGTTTGATGTCCTCAGATATAATGAAGAGCTTAAACAACTCTACGTTCTAAATGGTGACATCATGAGACACTGGAGCAGCGATGAGCTGCTTCTTCACCTCGACGGGGACTTATCGGTTTCAAGTTTGCAACCGATATGGACCTTAGAGGGAAAATGTCTTCCCGCATGCCAGATTCATGATAATGAGAAATCAGGGAGCAACGATTCCAAAAGAATCAAAACTCCTTGGGGTCCCAAAGGCTTGCAAAAGCAGGGGCCTCATCATGAAAGCATCCGCCGCAATGGCGGGTATGTAGTGGCCGTGGGATATTGTTCACATTGGACAATTCCCC